CGCGTCGGCGTGGAAGGCGTGGCAGACAAACGGCATGGACAGCCGCCAGATCGCGATCCACCGCGGCGCGCTCGCGCACGCGCTCGCGTACGTGACCGTGCTGCCCGGCGAGCCGGTCCCGGTGATCCGCGGTGTGAGCGCCCGGCGGATGGTCGCGTTCTACCAGGACATCGCGAACGACGACTGGCCGATGTACGCGCTGGCCGGCGAGCCGGTCACCGGCGCCGACGGCAAGTCGTACATGCGCTTCAAGTTCTACGACGACACTGCGATCTACGAGTTCCACGCGCGGGACCGCGCCGGCGACAAGCTCACCTACATCACGTTCGAAGAGCACCGTGCCGGCGAGTGCCCGGTCGTACGGTTCGCGAACGAGCTCGACCTCGACGGCAGGTCCGAAGGCGAGGTCGAGCCGTACATCGACATGGCCGCCCGCATCGACCAGGACACCTTCGACCGGCTGGTCGTGCAGCGGTTCGGCGCGTGGGTGGTGCGCTACGCGACGGGCCTCGCCGAGCCGGACACCGACGAGGAACGCCAGGCGTTGAAGCTGCGGCTCAGCGTCGAAGACATCCTCGTCACCGAGAACTCCGACGCGAAGTTCGGGACGCTCGAGGCGACACAGCTCGACGGGTACATCAAGGCACGCGAGGCCGACATCCGTGATCTCGCCGCGGTGTCGCAGACGCCACCGCAGGACTTCCTCGGCCAGATCGTGAACATCTCCGCGGAGGCGCTCGCCGCCGCGGAAGCCGGCCGTACCCGCAAGGGCGACGAACGCAAGCACACGTTCGGCGAGTCGCACGAGCAGGTGCTGCGCATGGCTGCGCACCTGATGGGTGACGACGACGGCGCCGCGGACTTCGAGGCGCAGGTCCGCTGGAAGGACGTCGAGTCGCGCAGCCTCGCGCAGGTCGCCGACGCGTTCGGGAAGATGGCCACGATGCTCGGCGTCCCGCCGCAGGCGCTGTGGGAACGCATCCCGGGCGTCACCCAGCAGGACGTCGCCGAATGGCGGAAGCTCGCAGACCAGGGCGGCGGCATCGAGGCGCTCATGCGCGAGCTCGCGGCCGGCCAGACGGCCCCGAGCCTGAACGGCAGTGGCGGCAGCGGCTGACGCGGCGCTGCTCACCGAGACTCACCGTCTCGCGCAGGCCCGCATCGGTGCCGTCACCGTCGAGCAGCTTCTTGCTGCGTGGCCGTTGCTCGACCTGGCCGATCTCGACGCGACGACCGCGCGGTGGCTGCAGGTCGTCGTCCCGCTGGTCGAGGCCCGCCACGGCGAATCGGCTCGGCTCGCCGCCGGCTACTACGCGACGATCCGCGCCCTCACGCTCCGCGTCACCGGGTTCGCGACTCCGACGAGCGGGACGTTCGACCGGACACAGGCGCTGACGTCGCTGACGATCATGGGCCCAGCGCGGGTGAAGTCGGCGATGAGCCGCGGTGTGCAGCTCGCTCGAGCAGGTGAGCTCGGCGCGGCGGGAACAGGCCGGGCCGCGATGCGCCTCGCGTTGAACGGTGGACGCGACACGATCCTCGCCGCCACGAAGAGCGACCGTGCCGCGACCGGCTGGGCTCGGGTGACTTCCGGAGCGCCGTGCGCGTTCTGCGCGTCGCTCGTCGGCATGACCGGCGGTGAGAGCAGCGTGTCGTTCCAAGCGCACGACGGCTGCGCGTGCAGCGCCGAGCCAGTGTTCGCTCGATAGAGACCACTCGCATCAGCGAGGACAGCGCCACGGCCGCGCTCACACAGGCCGGTGACTCCCCCATGCGGAGGTAACGATGCCCGACCCCGACCCGAAGAACGATCCCGACCCCGACCCGAAGGGGGAGACGTTCACGGCACCGAAGGACCAGGCGGAGTTCGACCGCATGGTCGCAGACCGGCTCCGCCGTGAACGGTCGAAGTTCGCCGACTACGACGACCTGAAGACCAAGGCGTCGAAGTTCGACGAGATCGACCAGGCGAACAAGACCGAGATCGAGAAGGCGACCGAGGCCGAACAGCGCGCCACGACCGCCGAGCTGCGAGCACTCCGACTCGAAGTCGCGCTGGACGCGGCCCCTGAAGGCATGCCCATGTCGCAGGTCCGCAAGCTCGCGAAGCGCCTGAGCGGCACCACGAAGGACGAGATCGAGGCGGACGCCGCTGAGCTGTTCGAGGACTTCACGCCCTCGGAGGGCAGCGACGGCAAGCCTCCCTCGCGCAAGCCCACGGAGCGGCTGCGTGGCGGCACGGAACCCGAAGAGGGCGCCGAGCTCGACACGAAGGCGATCCTCGAGAAGATCCCCCGCCTGTAACCCGCGTCGACCCCTGAGGGCGGCGCTCCGATCATTGGAGACCACATGACCGTCACGACCATCAAGGCCGAGAAGGTCGTGTCGACCGCCCTCGCACTGCTCGATCGCGAGGTCGTGCTCCCCGGCACCGTGTGGCGTGACGCCGCCGGCGACTTCCGTGGAGCCAAGGACGACACGATCTCGATCCGGCTCCCGTCGTACACCAGCGCGCGGAAGAACACGCTGCGCGCCGGCTCGGCGCGGACGCGAGACGCCCTCGTGGAGCGCAAGGTCGACGTCACGCTGACCTCCCGGCTCTACAAGGACATCGAGGTCACCGACGAGAACTTCACGCTCGACATCCTCGACTTCACCGCCCAGGTGATGGCACCGTGCCTGCGGTCCATCGTCCGGGGCTACGAGGACGAGGTCGCCGATCTCATGGAAGGCGCGACCTACCAGGTCGAGATCGAGCTGAACGAGGCCGACCCGTTGAACGGTCTGCGCTCGGCGCGCAAGGCGCTGAATAACGCGTCGGTCCCGCAGTCCGACCGGTTCCTCGCGTTCGGCAGCGACGTCGAGGAGGCGGTGCTCAACGCGCAGACGTTCCAGGAGAACGTCGCGCGTACCGGCGACGCCACCGCGCTGCGGGACGCGGCGATGGGGCGCATCGCCGGCTTCACGCCGTTCGTGTCGAACGCGCTGGAGCCGGACGAGGCCTACGCCTACCACCGGACGGCGTACGTGCTGAACACGCGTGCGCCGATGGTCCCCGCCGGCGCGCCGTGGGGTGCGACCCTCTCCGAGGGCGGGTTCGCGATCCGCGCGGTGCAGGTGCTCGACCCGACCGACATCGTGAACATCCTCGCCACCGAGGCGTGGGTCGGTTCCAACGTCGTCACCGACCACGGGTCGATCGACGCGAAGGGCAAGTTCGTGCCGTCGGCCGACCCGGAGAACCCGGTGACGCCGGCAGGTCACGACGCGGTGCAGTCGGCGCGGTTCGTGCGGGCGGTCAAGCTCGCCCTGCCGGCCAGCTGACCACAGCGGAGACGACAGGCGGGGCCCCAGCCGGGCCCCGCCTGTCGTCGCTGACCGGAGGAGGGTCCGATGGCTGCATGGATCGCGAGCGACGCCGTCGCGACACTCCTCCAGACCGACCTCGGCGATGACAGCCACATCGACGCGCTCATCGCCCACGCTCAGGCTCTCGCCGAGATCGAGATCGGCGCGCAGGCAAGTCCTGGCGCCGGCCTCCAGGCTGCCCTCGCGCAGATCGTGGCGCGCATGTGGCAGGCAGGTCAGTCCGCGCAGATCAACCCGGCCGCGCTCACCCAAGACCAGGTCGGCCCGTTCGGGTTCCAGAACCCGAACGCCGGCGCCGCCGGGCTCGGCCTGACCAACCGCGAGAAGGCGTTGCTGCGCAAGGCCGTAGGCAAGGGCGACCTGTACGTGCAGCCCACCACCCGCGGCGATCGGCTCGAGACGGCGCCGATCCACGACGAGCTCGAAGATCCGAACGACCCGGTCGACTCCCTCGCCGGCGCTCAGGCCGACATGACGACCCCAACCGCGTGATCCGTCGTGGCGTGACCATCACCGTCCTCGCCCGCAGCGCCGGCTACGACACCAACGGCGACCCGCTCCCACCGACCGGCGCCGCGCACACGATCGAGCAGTGCGGGGTCGCACCCCGCACTGCCGGCGGTCAGGCCGTCAACGCCGGCGAGACCGTGGATCGTGGCCGTGCCGGCGTCGTCATCGGCATCACCGCCTACCTGCCCGCAGGCGCCGACCTGCTGCGCAGCGACCAGGTCACGATCGACGACCCGGCGTTCCCTGGCATCTGGGACGTCGAAGGGATGCCGGGCTCGTGGCGCTCGCCGCTCACCGGCAGGCACGCCGGCGTCGAGGTCGCCCTTCGCCGGGCCGAAGGCTGATGCGGATCCCGAAGGTTCTGCATCAGCTGTGGATCGGCGGCCCGATGCCCGCCCCCGTGCGCGCCTGGTGCGCGACGTGGCAGGAGCATCATCCCGACTGGGGCTACCGGCTCTGGACCGACGTCGACGTCGGCGAGCTCGGCCTCGACGACGACCCGCTGTGGTGCCGCGCTGACGACGTCGCGATGCCCGGGCGGGGCAACCAGGTCCGCTCCGACCTGTTCCGCTACGCGGTCCTCGACCAAATCGGCGGCGTCTACGTCGACGCCGACTTCGAGTG